GACTATTAATAAAAAGATAGTTTATATATATTTTTAAGTAAAAGGGGAGGGGGTAAAAAGAGGGGTAAAAAAAGATAGAGTTAATTTTATAGATTTATTTTTTAGAACTATAAAATTAAGGGGGTTATTCAAAATAGAATTATTAACATGATATATTATAATCCTTTATATATAAATTATTATAATCCTTTATATATATAAATTATCAAAAATGACTTAAAGGTTTATTTATTATATATATTAATGAGTAGTGTATATACCTTAATTATGAATGAAGTAGATAAACTCATTGACTCTAAACCTGTATTAACTAATATGATGAATACCATCAAACAAAAAGACATGCATGACTATTATTTTTATAGAGAATCAATGTATGTTTATTTAGTAGCAGCATATGTTTTAAAATCTAATCATGACGAGGATGATATTAGATTTTTAGAAGGTGATATTTTAAAAATGATGGTTGATAAGGTTAATCAACATGATGCGGGGTTTTTAGAGTTTGAGGATGACTTTTTTTATAACGGTAATATGGATACCATATATAAATTTGTAAGGCAGCATATCATTTATAAAAAATTAATGATACAGTTTAATAATGACCCTGATATTATAGACCTTTTTGATAATGAACCATATTTTACCCTTAAAAGATAAACTCATTATAAAAAGATAGTTATATATATTATTAATAATGAATCAACCCGATCCTAATCAAAATATTAATATTGTTAAACCTGTAGCCCTTGAACGTTTAGGCTTACATAATTTTATTATTAATCCTTTAGCATTATCAACGGAACAAAGATTATTATACAGTAATCTTACTAAACAATTAGTTAGTGAATACAGTAATGATACTTCTCTTAAATCTTTATTAGTAGATGAATATAATAATATAGTATCTATTATGAGTACTAATAATGAACTACCACCAAATTACCCTATTTGGAATATCATAGGTTTTTAAAAATATACATTATATAATATTATGCATAACATACATAATATTATGTCACGATACGGGATGGGATTGAACCATCGGCCTTGAGATTAACAGTCTCACGCTCTAACCAACTGAGCTACAGTATCTTAATTTATTGTATGAGATGGGATTCGAACCCACGAAGATTTAACACAGGATCTTAAGACCTGCCCCTTTGACCGCTCGGGAACTCATACTTTGGGTTGCCCCTTTATTTATACTTTTTTTACTTTGGTTTTTGGTTTTGTCTTTACTACTACTTCCTCAACAACAGGTGGTAAATCAACTTTAAGAACTTCTTCTTTAATAACATCTACTACAGGTTCAACAACCTTAACTTTTTTAACTTTTACCTTCTTAACTGGTTCAACGACTGGTTCAGGTGCTTCTGGTTTAACCTCAACCACTTCAGGCACAGGTTCTGGTACGGGTTCTGGTGGGGTTGCCTTAACTGGTTCAGGTAATTTACCTTTAAGTAATTTTTTACGGTCATAATATTCTTTAGCCTTTTTACGTTTGTATTCTAAAAAGGCTGGGTCTTCTGACACCTTCTTTTTGTAGTATTCTTTACGTTGAGTATTAATCTTCTCTTTATTCTGTTCCCTATATTTTAGGGTTGCCTTTTTTTGTGCTGGAGTATAACTTGAATATACTTTAACTGCATTATCAATAATACCTTTAAGTTCATTTACTTCTTCATGTGTAAGATTATCCATTAGAGATATATATAATCATATCTTTAAATACTTATATATATATTATTTATTCATTACTTTAATATCACATGGAACTTTAAAAGCATCGATACCGCCTTTAGTATCTTCTGTAGTTATAACGTCAATCTCTTTACGTAATGATGGGTCTTCAGACCTAAAGAAGTGTTTAAGAATATACTCATTCTTTTTGAAGTCACATGAATGATTAAGGTCTTCAAACATATCTAAAAATAATGCTACATCATCGTATAAATCACCAGACCTATATGACGAAGCATTAATAAAATGACCCATAGCGAGACAATACCAACCACATGCATTATTCATTAATGACTGAACGTCTTTTTTTGTATGTGGTAATCCTTGTTTTTTAGTTGTATCTTTTACTGCTTTTTTAACACATTCAGGGGCAGGTTGTCCGTATGGGTCAAACCATATAGACTCTATTTTGTCATTAGGGTATTTATTGACTTGTAAAAAACACCAGTGTGTTCCTTCATTTGGTCTTCCTTCTTCATCAACTGAATCTTCTAAATTAACAATATATGACTTGTTATATTCTAAAGGAGCAGTAAGTTCATCTTTAAATACAACATCTTTTAACGGGATACGCATACGCTTAGCGAGTTCAAAAATCTGAGAATCTGATAACGACATTTTATTAATAATATATATATAATACTCTTTATATAATTTTTAAACGTATAATCCAGAACCAGCCATAGAACCACCATCATTAAAGTGTTGGTATTGCGGTGGGAGGAAGAACTGCATTTGCCAGTTAGCACTAAATGGTTGGGATACACATGCTGGTGGACAGTATGAACTTAGTAGTCGTCCTTTTTGTTGTACGCTTCCACGTTCTAAAGCACCACCAATCATACGAGAACGAGGTTCTAAAGAACCATGAACGTCAACCTTAGGAGATAACATATGACGAGCATCAATACCTAATTTAGATAAACGAGCACTCTCTTTACCTGCAATAGCATTATCCATACCAGCACGAGATAAATATCCATAATTAGTACCTAAATGTTTATTGAGTTCATTAGCAAGTTTAATATGCGATCCATGACCTTTAAGACCTGAACCTTCCATTACTTCTTCTTCTTCTTCTTCTTCGTCAGGTGGGTTTTGCATAAGTTCAGTTGATTTATGCTTCTCAGGTGATAAAGCCTGAGCGTTGTGTTGTAATTCTTCATGGGATAAACTTAGTTCTACTCCTTTATTTTTACCGAAGGCACGGGCTACAATATTATATGTCTCTGGATGAACTAATAAATTGAACCCAGAGCCTTTTTTAACTCTAACTTTATGACCACGCTTTAATTTGCGTAATTGATGAGGACTTGCGTCGATTGAGATTTGATGCATATTATCTTTATATAATATTATCTTTTTAAATGTATTATTTATTTATTAAGAATGAACTTAATAATTAAATAATATAGTTTATGATTTTTAGACCCGTGCACCAGTAAGAGCATCAATACTAATCTCGACACCATATTCAATGAAGACCCAGTAATCCATAGCACGACTCGACATGTTTTGTCCGATAACTTGAATTGATTTAGGAACTGATGTCTCAACAGGAAGCATACGTTCAATATTAACATAGTAATAACAGTATTCCATATCAAATGCTTGACGATCAATTAATGAAGAAGTTAAACCATCAGTAAGACCACCATTGACTGCATTCTGTCCGTAAAGTTGGTTATTAAATTGTTCGAAGTTGTATTTTTGTAAGTTATAGATGGCATTCTGTCCCGACACTTGAACGTTAAAGTTGGTGATATGAGATAATGGTGATGTTGGACCAGTTCCTGCAGGGTCGAATGGTGATTGCCATACTGGAACACCACTTACAAATCCTGTGTTCACACTATTTGTAATTTGTAATTTAGTATTTAAAATAGTGTTACCAGATGCAGCAGCACCAATACCAGCAAGATTGGTTATTGCTCCAGAAGCACTATAGAACGGTAATAAAAGGATACTGCGTATATTAGCAATACCATTTGTAATTAAATTATTGAACGTTTGTCCTGCTGCAACATTTAAAATTTGATATTGGTAAATATCAGTGTATTTAATTTGTTTAACAGGAGAGGATAGATAGGCCTGTTCGAACACTGGATTAAAAGTGTATGCTGGAATGTATAAATATACACTACGAGATGCATTAGTTCCTAATCCAGAAGTAATAGAAGATAAAATAGTTTGGTCTAAACATGAACCACCAACAGATAAGTTAGTTACAAAAGTTGTAACAGCAGTACCAGCAGCAGTTGACACATTAGTTAATGAATTACTAATTAATGCATCACAACCTTCAAATAAACCAGCAGACGCAACCATGATTGGATTTACACCACCGATTGGTACTGATACAGCAGAACAACCTAAACCTGAAGAACAGATAAGACCAGTAACAGATGATGACGTTCCTGCTACTTTAATAGTTGATGATGCATTATTTAAATTGAGTGTCATCTTCATAAATACACCTTTTAATAAAGGACACATATTAAAGAATGAATGTAAATGTTTAAGGTACACATTAGCAATAATACCGAATTGGATAAATCCTAATACACCAGCAGATGGGGTTCCACCAGATTGAGCCGTAACAGTACCAGACCTTTTACTAATAATATATGACTTCCATAATAAATTTAATGTTGCACTTGCATTAATTGCTGCAGCAACAGAATCTTGAGTACCACCATTGAGTAAAGAACCATAAGTTGCATATGATAATTTAGTGTTATCTAATGAACTAAATGATGCAGCAGCAGCAACGAATCCATCAGTTTGACCAGCACCAGTAGCAGCAGTATTTGCTAGTGGAATTTGTTGAATACCTGAAGAACCTAAATATGTATCACCGTCGAAGTTTATCATTTGTAATCGCTTTTTAAATCCAATATTACCCGATCCGCTTTGATACGATTGACCAACGTTGCTATTAGCAACATTCATCCAGTTTAAGTTATTAACAGTTCCATTACCACAGGTCCAATCACCCATAGTTAAAGAGGTTGTTGGTGTTGGTGCAGCAGTAACGGCAGAGCCTGTTCCTGCTGGATTAAAAATAAATGCATCTGCATCATCAGGATAAAAACCAATAGTAGCACCTTGAGTTTTTACATCCTGCCACGATAAACTTGTCATGAGTTTGAAGGAATTCCACATATTTAAGAAGGGAGTCTGTTGTACGATGGTAGTTCCGTTGTAATCCAGAGTCATAGAGTGAATGATTTGACCGAACCAATTTTTTAAACCTACACAACTATCTAAACTATTAAGACTAAATTTAGGTGCTAGAGCATTAGCAATAGGATCAGATGTTGTTAAAGTGGAATAAACAGGTAAAGAAGTTTGAGCCATAGTTAATACCATTGGGATGCTTAAATAGGCTTCTCTGTATGACATATATTTATTACTGTTCGATAACTGAGATGTATCGATGATAGATTGATTGTTGCTATAGTTTTGATTTTGGTTATCTAAGATATTAAGCCAGTCCTTGCGGACGAAGACTGAGGGCGTGCCCTCAATCTCTTGCGATAAATCGAATACGAGTTTGTCTGACATATTATTAATAATAATATGTGATACATTCTTTAAATAGTTTATACAGTCATTAAAAACTCATTGTGATGTTCTTGCGTTTTGCTTCCATTGTTGGCTTTTGAATATTGAGTCGTGCTAGTTTAGAACCTAAACTACCCATTCCTGTTCCATCCATACCTTTAGCCCGTTGGGTACTTTTACGGGTCAAAGGATTATTACCTGTAGTGCGGATGTAATCATCCATATCCATATACGATGAACCAGCACCTCCACCAGCAGTTCTTAAAAGAACAGAACCCATACCTTCTCCTTCAATTTTATTACCTAATTTTAAACGCCTTAGATGAGGTGACATCACCGCGTTTGTAAAGGGCATCTTAATATGTCGTGTTGTATTATATACCATGATTATTATATAATAAGAATGTCTTTTTATATAATTTTTTATTTATAGAGTAAATTTATAACGTAAATTTTAACTTGTCTTTAATTTTTAGATTCCTGTATTTAATTACACTCTTAATAATACTATCTAATACATTTAATTTTTGATTCAACTCCCGTTCATGTTGTAATTCTTTATCATTATTAATCTCTAAGAATACTTTTTGTTTGTCAGCATGTAGGTCGTTATATAGTTTGGTTAGATATTGTTCGTCAATAACACTCATTAAAATATATATATAGTATTCTTTTAAATGTTATTATTTAGATGCCATATATCCCTCATCTTTATCTCTAATAGATAAAATAATAGTCATGTTAGGATCATTAATTTGTAATGGCTTTAGGTCAACACCTAATAAGGTTAATCTAATCTCGTTATATGTTCCGTCAATAAGCCTATTCCATGTAAAGTTAGGTGGCTTATCAGATATCAAAGACCCAACAGACACACCAGCAGGATTTAATGAATAAATAATTGATGACGGTTGTGCGTATGGATTATTAATATTACTCATACTAAATAATACATTGCTATTTGGTTGGACTTGTGGTGATAAATTTGATAGATAAGATAATGTTCCAGAAGAAGTTTTAGAAGCATAGTTTGTTGATGCAGATGCTGTAGGAGGTGTGTAAGCATTACCTACATTACCATTAGATTGGAATCCAGTAGTATATCCTACAATAACATTAAAAGCGGATGGGAACGTAACAATACTATTACATGCTGTTGTTGGGAATCCTACAAAGTTGGCTGGTGCTGTTGCACCTACAGGTAAAGCAGTAGGAATTAAATATGTAGTTAATTCAATAGCATATCTTGTTACATTAACTGTAAGTTCGAATGGATAAACATTCTCTGACGCACTATTAATATAATACGTACCATTATTTATACATACGAATTGTAAATAACTATTAATATCTGATATATTATAAGTTCCATCTGGAATCAATACAGTATAAGTAGTAGTAGTAACACCTGACGTCCACGAATATGTAAATGTATTATTTGATTGAGCAGCAGATATACTTGGCCAACTATAAAACATAGCAATGCTTGACACAGCAATATACATGTCTTTAAATTTAACTGAGTTTGGGAATTTATATATGAGTTTGTTATTACTCCCATCTTGTACGATATTAGTTTGATTAAGAACGATGACGAACATTTTATTATTATAATATAATAGAATGTCTTTAAATAGAATATATATTAAATTATAAATAGAATATATATTAAGCGTATAATCCTGAACCCTTAAAAGGGAGCATAATCTTTTGGTGCTTCTCTACGGACGTGGATGCTTTACGTTGTAAATCAAATTTAGGTCTTTGACGACTATCTTTATACATGGTTTTAAATCCTGAACCTTTAATACCTAAATTTACTGGAACTTGAGAACCACCAAAAAAGAATGGTGGTTGATGACTGGCGGAAGCCATTTGTGGTAAAACTGCATTAGGATGAGTCACCTTAGGGTTGTAATTGTAAATACCTGCTGTGGACATATTATTATAGTATAATAGATGATTCTTTATATATTTTAATGATATGTCTCTTTTTTGGTAAATTCCTACGACATATCGCTTCACATACTATTGGGTCTAATTTTAAAAAGTTATCTAACCATAAAAATACCGGATATTCATAATCCCTAATAGTGTATAACCTTTGGTTCTTCGTTCCGAATAATTTTTTATGAGTCTTACCCATTATATTATATATATACTATTTATTTAAGTAGTTTAATAATTCATTTATTAATTTATTTAATAACCTAAGGTTAGTAATTCTTCCATAATCTCTTGGACGTCGACTTTAGGTAATGAACCATTTTTAGATAATTTTAAAAGTAAGAGTTTAAATTTTTTAATTAATTCTTTAGAATCATTACCCGCCATAATCTCACCCTTCATTACTTCAAAATCATGAATATCCTTCTCCATGGCATCTTTACTTGGTGTAGGGATACTTAATTTATCCGCTATATCTGCCTTTTTAGCAACTTTATATAAATATGTCTTCTCATCATCAGTTAAACCATTTAATTCATTGAATGCTGGTACTTTACCACCAACAATAGAACGAATGACACTACCTAATTTATCCGATACACGATGTGCTGGTTGTCCGATAACAGATACTCCTGAAGGTTGTCTGAATGATAAAATATTGTCATTTAATTTATGGTTATGAATATAATATTTACCAAACGGGATATATTTTTTATCAGGTTTAATACCTTTAGTATGGTCGACTTTATCTACTAAAAACTTTTTAGGGGTTGCTATACCTGACCCTCGAGGTCGTCTTCGTCTTTTAAAACCTAAACCAACCACACCTGCAGTCTCAATAAAACCTTTAATAGCATTAAAGATTATATCTGCAGTATCTAATGCACCTTGTTGACGTTCCTGTTGGGATAATGTTCTATCATTCAATTGACGATTTAATTCAATGTAAGCATCACGTCCCCTTGAACTCATATTAAATTGATCCACTAATTTATGCACTTCAGTAGCACTTACTTCTTTACCATTAGCACCATCAAAAGTTAAACTACCTAAATCGGCATCAGGATTATCAACCGAATATTGTCTTACGGCAATAAGGAATTGTTGTTTTAATTTTTGTGATGCACTTAATGGGTCAGCAACACCTGTCGCAACAGTCATAAATATCATTGTCAATTCATTAGATAAATCAGTAACATCTGTGCGTTGTGCTGGTGCTGGTGCTGGTGGTGGTGTTGGTGCTGATGGTGGTGTTGGTGCTGATGGTGGTGCTGGTATTGGTGTTCCTTGTGGTAATCCTTGTAATGCTCGCGTCGCATCTTGATTGGCTGTTGATGCATGAGTAACATCATAATTACCTACCTGAATATCATCAACTAAATCTGTTAATTGTGCGACTGTCATATCATTAAGCATATTAGGTAAAATACTTTGGATATTTATTAAAATATTATACGATAACTGAGAATCACTATTTTGTAATGACTTATCTAATTGAGATAATAAAGCACGTAATTTTGATGGATCAGGTAATGATGTAATAAATTCATCTAATAATTGTGCTCGTTTAACCAATAAAGGATCAGGTCGTGTTGTTGCTGGTGCAGGACTTATACCAAAACTTGGTGGTACATTAACAGATAAAAGACCTGCAATATAATCTGCTATTTGAGTTTTTGTTAAAGGATTTTGTTGATTGGCATTTATTAATAAATCTAATCTTGTGAATATCTCTAAAATTCTATCAAAAGCCCTACGAAGTTTTGTTCCTCCTGCTTTTGAACGTACATCTAAAGGATATTTAGTTAGCATTTGAAGTCTGATTTTATCATACTGTCTTATTAATTCAACAAAATCACCTAAATTAATTGATGATGTCGTTTGAGGTCTGTCAAAGAATGATTTAATACTTCCAGTACTGTCTTTAAGTTCTGAATATAAGTTCTCAATAAATGTTTTTAAAGTCTCAATATCCCCTTCGTCACCTTTAATACCTTTAGCGTAACGCATTTGTAATTTAGGAACAATCTGTTTAACATTTTGTGAGAGGAATACTAATAAAGAACCATCACCATTTAATGGACTTTGTTCTATACGTTGAATTAATAATGATGCACTTTGTGCGTTTAATAAGGGTTTGAATTCTGCAATAAGTTCAACTTTAAGACGTGTTATATCAGCGAGAATCTCTGAAGTTGAACGTGTATCAGGCATACTTGATTGTGGTGGTAAAGCACCTGTAGCCTTATATGTTTTATTTGCTTGATAATTTAAGTCATCTATGGACGCTCTTAAATTTAATTGATTCATGTAATCCTGACGGAAGTCATTAACGTCTTGTGGTTTGCGATTTGGTTGGCCGGACATGTTATTATTTAGTAATAATAAAATGTCTTTAAATAATGTTTATTTACGATTTAAAATCATAGACTGGATATTGTGATACATCCATACCATTATCTAATAATATATCATTGACAATCTCATTAAATTCCTTTATTACAACTTCACGCGATTCTATCGATTCATTATATTGTTCTAATACTTTACTCATAGAATCTTTATACTTCTTTTTTTGTTGTGTAGATAATTTATAGGGTGACATAATAAAATGATGTAATCCAATTCTATTAAGTGATACAACTTTAATAATATTAATAGCATTACGTCGTTGTTGTTCTGGTGTTAATTCAGTCTTTACTTCTTCCCGTTCTGCTTTTAATAGGACATCAGGTTTAACTGTTCCTTCTAATAATTTTAATTCTTCAGGTGACGGATCAGTGTAAGGTACATCTGTAATCCATTCATTCTTTGACTTATATAAATAGTCTGAGTTTTGGATTACGGTAGATTCATCTTTTACAATTATAGGGTCTTCCATTAATTTATATATATAAGTAATCTTTATATATATTAATTATCTAAGTCTATTATAAAAAGTAGTGGAGATTTGTCAGGATGCCCTTCGGGATGTTCTTCTATACTGTCTGATGGTTTATAACTTGTCATTACCCAATGGTCTTCTATGTCATCTGTGTTGTCAGTTTTTGTATGTCGAACGATACTGGCTCTTATAGAATTTAATGTTGGTTTGAGATTATTAATAAGATTCTGTTCGAATATATGTAAATCATTAAGTGAATTAAAGTCTTGTTTAATTAATTGTTCCATACCAAAATTAATCCATCCACCATTATCACGTATATATAAATATAGTTTAGTCCAATATCGCTTACCACGTTTATTTGTTACGTTCTTTTTATGATGGGATTTACGCCTACTAAAATTAACTGTACTCCCTATATAGAACTGGGATGTATCATTTAAGTTATAGATTTTGTAAATGATGCCTGATATCATTAACTATATAATATAATAAGTCTTTTTATCGTTTATTCATTTTAGCCTCACGCATTTTGCGAGCCCATTCTTTAGCCTCAGGAGAACCTTTAACTAACCGACCTCGCTTTTTAGCACCTGAACCCTCAATAGCACGGACGGCTCGATCACCCCCAGCAGTTATCAAATCTTTTGCAACAGTTTTAGAAGTCTTAATAACATTTGAACCCTCGATAGCACGGACAGCACGATCACCTCCAGCAGTAATTAAGTCTTTAGCAACATCTTTAGAAGTCTTGATTACATTACCACCAACACCGTATCCAGATCGAGTTGAATATGGCATAAGTGTGCCTTTTGCAACACCGTATGTAAAATCACCAATATTTTGTAATGTGCTTCGTTTAGGTCTTCCGCGACCACGACCACTACCTTCAATAGCACGGACAGCACGGTCACCACCTGCAGTAATTAAATCCTTAGCAACATCTTTAGAAGTCTTAATGACATTACCACCAACCCCATATCCTACTGAATATGGATTACCATAAGGGAACATCATTGCTTCAGATGTACCTTTAAAAACTGAATAAGCGGTTTTACCACCAGTACTTAATGCATCACCAGCCTTATTTAAAAAACTATTATCCTTCTTCCTCTCTTTTTTACGTTGTTTTTGGTCGTATAATCGTTGTGCTTCTGCTTGTGCTGCTGCTTCTGCTTGTCTCTGTTGTCTTAGTTCCATTTGTGCTTGACGAGTCGCCATACCACTTCCTTCAATGGCACGGACTGCACGATCACCACCAGCAGTAATTAAATCTTTAGCAACAGTTATAGAAGTCTTAATAACATTACCTCCATACATTTGTGAATGATATAGTTCTTCAGAATCCATAAAAGGTGATGCTACAGGAACGCTTGGTAAATTATATCCTGAATAATCATATTTATATGGTTGAATAGATGCCTCAGGAACATAATCTGCTTCTACAGGCACTTTTTTAGAACTTCCATACGCACTTCTAATTGCTTCCATTGTCTCAGGTGCTTCTCGTTGGAAGTCATTAAGATAATTCTCGGCAGCACTTAATGGATTAATCTTTTGAACTGCCATATCTTCACCAGCACGTTTAATTGGTTGTAGGTTATGATTAAGAGTTTTAAATTTAGACCCAATGGCCTTAAACCAACGATTAAATTTTTTAACCCGATTAACTTTACCTCCGATAGCACCGCCTACTGCTTTAAAATCTTCTTTACCATATTTACCACAACCAACAATAGAATGTTTAATCCCATCGCCTAATAGTTGATAACCTTTAACAACACGCTTCTTCATTCCGTGGTCTTGATGGTGTCTGTGAATATCGTGGCTTAATTTAGCCATACGATGCATAATATCACTCTCTTCGTGTAATCCGCTTCCCATTATCTCTTCATCGCTTGACGAGTAATCTCCTTCATGGTCTGTATCTGTGTCTGACATATTATCACTTGTAGATGGTTTATTTTTAAGTATCTTTATCGATTTACCACCTGAACCCTTAATTCCTTCTTCATCATTATATTTATCGTAAAGTTTTTTAGTGCCCTTATATTTAGTTATGTCTTTTAAAGATTTAATTTTACCCGTAAATATATCTTTAAGAATTTTACCTTCTAAAGACATAACATCACCAACAGCCTCCTTAACATGATGGGTTGTATGTACTGGGTGTGATAAAGTTTTACCAACCGATTTTATTTTACCTTCAACACCATGACCGTAAATTATCTCATTAACTTTACCACCTGCATCCGTTAAGAACTTTGCAGTTTGTCTTACATGTTTTTGGTCTTTACCTTTAAAAAAATCTTTGGTATGTTGTTTTATAAAATCAAAGTCTGATTGGTCGCCTATATCCGACCCTCGTAAAATACCCATAATAAAATCCTGACAATTATTGTGGACTGCGTCATATGGAATAAACTTATTACCCATAACACGTTCTCCACCCTGTAATAACCCTTTAAGAGTTAAACCTTGCTTCATATTCCCTAATACTTTTGTCTCAGCATCCTTAGCAACAGATGGATTTACATCGGCATTTACGACCTCATTCTTCTCTAATTTAACGGTTTTACCATTTTGTAATTTACAATCAATACGTAAATGATATAATTTATCGTAAGGCGATTCTTCTAATTTACTACCAAAATGACCGGATGATACTGTATTGAGAGCCTTAATAAGCATCTCATTAACAGGTGTTCTATTAATAGTAATACCTACAATAGGAACATCTTTGAACCGTTTAACTAATCCACGAACTTTAGGTGGAACGTCATCACGACCATTTAAGACAGTATCACCGTATTCTTTTACATCACCCATAAAATCTTTAGTTTTTGTCTTCAAATCTTTAAACATTATTATTAATTGTAGATATTATTTTTTTATATCGTATTTTACTTTTTTACCCCCACCATCTTTTTTACCCCTCCTCCTTCCCTTAAAAAATATTTGATATTTAACCTACATTGGTCCAAAGGTCCAATTTTTTGACAAAAAAAAATAAAAGACTATTCCTAATTACGCCTATAATAAAATAACTTTTAAGATAAAAAAACTGCCTTTTTTTTGGGATTTTTGGACCACACCCTATAAATAATATCTAATATTTTTTAAGGGAAGGAGGAGGGGTAAAAATACGGGGGTAAAAAGGGTAAAAAAGACATATAAAGACAAAATAAAGTATATATATTAATAATGGATATTAGTAAAACGACTGATAGACAGTTTAAAGTTCACTGCACGATTAGTGAGATTCTTGGACTATGGATGGGTGGGAGAGTATCAGAGTCCAAAATTACCCTTTTATATAATAATTTATGCACCTATATAAAAAGAAGTAAATTAGAAGAAGATATTGATGAAGATTATTTTACATTATCATATATAAGGAATGAATTATATGCAATGTTACAAGACATGAATTCCAATGGAACAGTAAAAAAGAAGTTAATAAAAAAATTATATTTACAAATTCGGGATAAAGGTCCAAAAATTAAAAGTCCAATTCCCAAAAAAGAGACTTAAAGTTTTATTAAATATATATATTAATGGATTATTCCGAGATTATGATACCGTATGAAGAATACATTGTAATTATTGATAACGAGAATGAGACAGCGAAGTACTTCAATCGTTCATTACCATGTAAATTTAAGTATTCAAAAAAGTATATTTATAAATGGTCTGTTGATAATTTTACTCCAGATGATAAATACCTATTGTGGGTACAGGTGACACAGAATGCCGTTGTAGAATACATGTCAAGTTTTTTTAATAAAATTCTTAGTATGTATATCCAACATGATAAAACCATGACTTTAGACAAAATATCCAAACTAACTAAAATGACAAATCAAATTACTAAATATAAAAACATGAGTAATATATATCAATTCTATCAGGAGTTAATTCATGATGATAAATTTTATGACAACCTTAACAGGTTTAAACCTAATCATCTACCAATTAAAGGTGGTAAGGTTATAGACCTTAAAACGGGTATGATTCATCCACGTACAAAGGAAGATTACTTTACATATGAAGCAGACGTTGAATATACACCTAAAAGGTCAGAAGCAACAATGAATCTTATTAATACTATCATGTGTAATAATGTTGATAATATTAAATACCTTCAAAAGATTTTAGGGTATTGTCTAACTGCCAAGATGGATGCACGCGTCTACTTCATCTTTTATGGTAAGGGTGCGAACGGTAAATCAGTCATTTTAAGTTTAATGAATAAGATTCTTATGGAACAATATCAGTCAGTATCCAAATGTGTATTTATAGATGCTGGTAAAGGTAAAACTGGTGGTTGTGAAGCATTACAACTAAAAGACTGTCGTCTGGCTACATTCTCAGAGACAGATGGCGATGATAAACTTAATGAATCACTTATTAAAATGATTACAGGTAATGATCCTATTACTGCACGAGCGTTATATAAAGAACCTGTGACGTTTAATCCTACATGTAAAATTATTATATGCACCAACAACAAACCAGACTTTAACGCGAATGACAAAGCGAACGTTGATCGTGTAAGATTAGTTCCATTCAACGCCAGATTCGTTGAGAACCCAACAAAGCCTAATGAGTTTAAAAAGGTATTAGGGTTGGTGGATAAGATTGATATCAATGAATTCTTCTCGTGGTGTGTAGATGGTGCTATTGAATACTATAAAAATAAAGTATTTGAACCATCAGGTGATATGTTGGAGATGCAGAATGATTATATCAGGGAACAATCCAATATAGATAGTTTTATTGAGGACACCTATGATAACGGTGGTGATAATGATATGATTCTAAAATTTTA